GCAAGAAAGCTAAGGCGATTAACTTCGGCTATCTGTATGGTATGTGGTGGAAGAAGTTCCGCATGTATGCCCGCGACAACTATGGTGTGGACGTTACTGAAGAGCAAGCGCAAGACTCGCGCATCGCCTACTTCGAGCTCTACGCCGATCTGCCCGGTTGGCACGGACGTCAAAAGCGTAAAGCTAAGATTGATGGATACGTCACTAGCCTATCAGGACGTAAACGCCGGCTTCCTGCTGCTCAGAAAAACGATGGTAGCTTCGATGCCCAATCCGCAGAGCGTCAAGCGATCAACAGCCCAGTTCAATCGTTTGCTAACGACATTAACCTGATGGCTGCACTGCAGTTGCATGAAGAGTTCGGCTACGAGGTTATTCACCTTGTGGGCACAGTGCATGACGCGGTTCTAGTCGAGGTGCGTGACGACATGGTAGAGATCGTTTACAACCGACTGCTTGAGATCATGCAGCGCCCATCGCTATTTGATGACTTCAACATCCATCTTCAGGTTCCGATTGAAGCTGAGGCTGAGCTGGGTCCTTGGGGTGCAGGCATTCACATTAACCAATGGCTTGTGAAGCGTAAGGAAGACATTCGTCGCCGCGGTCGTGCATTGCTCCCCGTCACTAAGAAAAACCGCCGTAAAGCAAAGCGGAAAGCAGCGTAAATGATGCCCGTCAACTAAGCCATCCAACGGTGTTGACGGGCATTGCATTTTTCCCTATATTGGATGAACCCAGAAAGGACGATTGATATGGCAATCACCAAGGACCCTGACCTCCCGACACTTAGTCAGTCGAAGGCGAACACCTTCAACACTTGTCGTCAGAAGTACCACCTGAAGTATAACAAGAAGCTGCGTCGCCGTCGGGTTGCGCGGCCTTTGACGTTCGGCTCTGCTGTTCACAAGGTTATCGAGGACACGATCAACGGGGTGCCCACACGCAAGCTCCGTAAGTCACTCGATACGTGGGCTGCTGACGAGCTTCAGAAAATGAACTACTTCACCGCCGAGCAGGAGCTGTTCTTCGACACGGTCAACGAAGCTTGGATGGTCATGCGCGAGTATGCCGACTTTTGGCCACAGACGCATCTGAAGTATATCGAGGCGAACGGCACCAAGGCTGAGCACGAAATCTATTACCCGCTGCCGGGTGAGGACTTCGCAGTCACGGGTAAAGTGGACGCCTACGCGCAATCGCAAAATAAGCTGCGGTGGCTCGTTGAGCACAAGACCGGGGCTAAGCCGCTTTCCGAGGATGATCGGTGGCGCTCAATTCAAGCGGCTGTATATGACACGGTTGGTCCTGAGATTGGCCTGCCTCAAACGGACGGCATCGTGTGGGATATGGTGCGTTCCAAAACACCCACACAACCCAAGCTGCTTGTTGCCGGCACGTTCAGCCTTGCACGTCTCGACAGCATGCCCTTCACTGTTCGCGAGGCGATCCTCCGCGCAGAGCAAGACCCGAACGACTACCCTACGCTTTTGGCTAACGCCGAGAAGTCACGATCCGATTGGTTCCAGCGGGTATTCCAGCCCGTCACGACCGACGTGAAGAAGTTCCTATTCTCCGAGTTCGTAGCAACGGGCCGCGAGATCAATGAGGTCGGCCACAAAGATAACCACCGCATGACGATTGGCAAGCACTGCGGTTGGTGCGACTTCGAAAGCATCTGCCGAGCTAAAATGTCCAACGACGATGTGGACTATGTAATCGAGAAGGAATACACCAATGCCGAAGCCACTCCCAAAGGCAAAGTCGCCGACAAGCCGAAGCCGCGCAAAACCGTCCGGAAAAAAGTCATCGCCAAAAGCCTCGGCACGACAAAACCGGGCGGACGTCGGAAGCCTTGACCTTGACAACCTTGGTACGAAGCGTGTGGATGAGCTCGCCGTTAACCGCTCGTATGTTTTCTACGGGCAATCCGGTTCAGGCAAAACAAGTCTGGCCGGAACGTTTCCCGGCAAAATCCTTGTCTGCGACTGTCGCGACCGCGGGACTGACTCACTTGTCGGCGTGGCCGGAGTCGAAGTCAAAGAGATCGAAAGCTGGGAAGACGTCGAGCACGTCTACTGGTACCTAAAGAAAAACCCTGAAGAGTTCGCTACAGTGGTGTGGGATACAATGTCCCAGCTGCAGCAGATTTGCATCGAGGCAGTCCTTGAAGAAAAAGGCAAGGACGCTGACGATGCCGGCGGCTGGGGCGTGATGACCAAGCAGGAGTGGGGCAACGTTGCGTCCCGCATGAAGCCGATGATTACTAACTTCCGTGATTTGCCCATGGACGTCATCTTCATTGCACAGCACCGCGTTTTTAACCTCCCGACCGAGGATGAGGAAGAAGCGGGCACAGCACTGCTTGCGCCAGAGGTCGGCCCAATGCTGATGCCCTCAGTGGCTAAGCACCTCAATGCCTCAGTGTCGGTGATCGGCAACACATTTATCCGGACGCGCCTTGAGGAAGTGGCCCGGAAAGTGGTAAAAGGCAAAGGCAAGGCCGCAAAAACCACTGAGGTCATTGACGAGGTCGAACACATCGAGTATTGTCTCCGTATCGGACCAAGTTCGATCTATACTACCAAGGTTCGTAAAAGCCGCGACACTGTGATGCCCGACATTATTGTGGACCCGGAATATGCGGACATTATGAAAATCTTAAGAGGAACTGCTTAACATGGCACGACGCGCAAAAAAAGACGATGCACCCGCAAACGGCATTAAGGTTGACTTCACGGGCGTTGAAACCCGCATCCTGCTGCCCGAGGGTATCTATGAAGCTTCGGTGAAAGAGATCAAACACGAAGGCGGCGCTGACGGCTACCTTGCGTGGAAGTTCACCACCATTGATGACGACCCGAAGCTGAACGACAAAGTTCTCTACAACAACACGTCCCTGAAGCCACAGTCCTTGTGGGTGCTGGGCCAGCTGCTTGACACGCTGGGCGTTGAACGTCCCGACGGCGCGATGGACATTGACTTCGATGAACTGCTGGGCCTGGAGCTGCAGCTGGTCGTCGAGCACGAAGAGTACGAAGGCAAAATCCGTGCGAAGGTTGTCGACTTCTCCCCAGCAGGCGGCGACGCTGAAGAGGGCGACGTGGTCGAGACCGTCAACGATGGCGAAGGCGGTGACACTTACACCACCGACGAGATCAACGAGATGGATGCTGAAGAGCTGGCGACCGTGCTGTCGGACAATGACCTGACCGCTAAGGCTTCGAAGAAGATCGCGGTATTCCGCGCTAACGTTCTGAAGGTCCTTGACGAAGAAGGCCTGATTGACGACGACGCGGACGGCGATGCTGATGCCGGCGATGATGCGGGTGACGGCGAAGCTGACGGCGGTGACACTTACACCGAAGATGAGATTAATGCAATGGACGCCGACGAGCTGGCCGAAGTTGTTGAAGCCAATGACCTGAAAGTCAAGGCGATCAAGAAGCTGTCCCGTTACCGTGCCAACGTCATCGCTGCGTTGGAAGAAGCTGACCTGATCGGCACCGCTGAAGAAGGCGGCGATGATGATACCTACACCGAAGACGAAGTCAACGAGATGGACGCCGAGGAATTGGCCGAAGTCATCACGAAGCACGAGCTCGAAGTGAAGGCGATCAAGAACTTGAAGAAGTTCCGCGCTGCCGTCATTGATGCGCTCGAAGCTGAAGACCTGATCGAAGACGACGAATAAATCGTCTCGACACATAGCACGATCTGGGGGCGCCTTAGGGCGTCCCTTTTTTATTGCGTCACACGACGACACGCGCATCCTAGGTGCATCATCCTGGGTCGTCTCAAGGAGCCCGATCATGCCTAAAGAAAAAACTGTAGACAAACACGTTCAAGCGTTTTGGAGAAAGCTCGGTGGCTGGTGTTTTAAGGTCCATGGGAACGAGTTTACTGGTGCGGGCATTCCGGATATTGTCGGCTGCGTACCAATCACTATCACCCAGGAAATGGTCGGTAAGACCGTCGGATTTTTTGTAGCACTCGAGGACAAACGCGATGAAGACGCAGAAGCAAGCCTTATCCAACTCCAAACCATCGAAGAGATTAAAGCCGCGAAAGGCTATTCGAGGGTCGTCCACAGCAAAGAGGAAGGAAAGGCCGCTTTACTCGAAGTTGGACGACTTTCAAAAACTAGCGGTAGACGAAGCAATCAGGATGCAGTGCTGCGCCTTATACATGGAGCAAGGGACCGGCAAAACGTGGGTAAGCTTCGGAATAATAGAAGCGCTGCTCGAAAAAAACCCAAAGGCTGAAGGCATCGTTGTGGGTCTGCTGAACAACTTGGAAACCACTTGGTGGGATCAGGTCCGAGCATTGTTCCCACAGCTGAACGTGACGCGTGACTGGGAAGAATACAAGAAGCTGCCTGCGCCGAAGCTGCTGCTGTGTCACTACGAATACCTGACCAAGATCATCAAGAAACTCGCACGTAAGTTCTGGTCATTCATATTTGTGGATGAGTCCCAGCGTATCAAGAACCGCTCGTCGTCAGCATCCCGTGCGATGCGGCAGCTTCGCTATAAGTCCGATAACAAGATCGTGCTGTCAGGCACACCTGATGATGGTGACCCCATTCACTATTGGGCTCAGTTCCGCTTCTTCGCGCCCGACGTGTTCGGTGACAAGTTCTCCGACTTCACCGGCGACTTTCTATACAAGTCCGGCTGGATGGGCAAGAAACTGAAGTTCAACAACCGGAAGCTCGAAGAGTTCAACTCGATCATCGAGGACTATATCCACGTGGTTGATAACTCCGTCCTAAATCTGA